GGGGCTTGGCAAGGCCGCCTGCATGATAGCGAGTAAAATCTACTCTCTATGCTCCCACCCCCCCATACGGGGGGGAAGTCTGTTGTGGCATTATATCCACGAAAGACCGTGCCAACGTCTTACAAAGACGCGGCATTTTGAAGGCCGACCTAAATATCCACGAACGGGTTCGAACCCGTTCGTAGGCTGGTCTAAACCCCACCGTGTCAACGCTTCTAGAAGCCTGCCATGAGTCGTCTTACGACGTTTCTTCGGCAGAACCTTGATAGCATTGACCCTTACACCATCCTCTCCATGCTGTGAAGCGAGGAAGGAGGCTTCTTGTATAGACGTAATAACACCGGTATCCCCCAATTCTGGAGGTACACGGCATCGTCTAAAATCGCGAGGAATGCGGCTTAATAGCCGCAACCACAAAGGTTTAAAGCGCCCATCACAATATTCTCCATCGAAATCGGTGGAAGAATAAAGGCGCACTTTGTTTGCGATTTGCAAGATGTAAGGTAGGTTCGTCTCAGACTTTCCCTTTAAAAAGAAAGGCCTGACAGGTTGGTTTCTAAACCAATCCGAACCGCACGATTCGAAGAAGCTCCCTGCCAAGAAGCTCTTCTCTCTGTTCACGCTTAACCCAAAATAGTTAAGCATGTCGATAACTTCATTAGCGTACTGCTGGGGGACAATTATATCATCCCCGTACACAGTAACATCGCTATGAAGCCAAGACGGAACGACTGATTTACATATTGAAAGGAAGATCAAACTTTCCAGTTCAAATGTGTAGCCGTTCCCCATAGATGAGAACTTAGATAGTTCCACCTGTGTTTCGTCCCCTAGATCGGTGCTTTCGCACCGCATTAGATCCAATAAATGGAACCAGTCGGGGGGAAGAAGTCTCTTAACAGCCATGTACGCCAGAGTGTCCGAGGCCCGCGACAAGTCAATCGTCGCGAAGCCTTTCGACAGAGCTAACCTAGCTCCTTCTCTATTACGAGTTTGGTCCGTTAAGTCGCACCCAGCAGTAAGAAGCCGGTCCTTGAGTATCGCACCTACCCCAAGCTGACAATAAATATTCAGCGTAGGTTCAATGCATATACCTCGGTCCGTCTTCGCACTTTTGGGAACAGTGGTAAACTTATTACCCGTAACAATGCGGGCCGAAGCCTGTTCTCGCCAGCGTGAGCCGACGATAGCACGGTAGAAGGGTAACAGCTTGTGTGTCAGATGAATTTCTTCATCGTATTTATCTGATATGACACTACCAGCCCCACTTACGCCTGTTGTTGCACCCGACCCATGGCGAAACCCCCGAGCGATGACAGTCAAGTCATGCTTTGAGAGTTTTCCAAGGATCTTTTTAACCTCCACCACAACCTTCTGTTCTTTCGCAAGAACAGGGGCAACGGATAGGACTTCGTTGGTACGTAAACAGTCGCGCTCGGATTCAAAAAATGAATCTAAAGCAACTTGGCGCCTGTCAATCCCAAGAGGGATATTGGGCGACTTAGACATGACTTTGGTCACCAGATAATCATCTTTGAAGGAAGGCGAAATTGCCTCCCATGGATGAACATCATAGTGACTAGGGTCGATATCTAATGCGATATACTGAGAAAATTCCCCGGCGTCCAGCAGAAGAAATACTGCTAGAGACCGTGCGGAATTGACCAGCTCACATAGTTCGAGCGTGGTTGATATCTCCAGACTCAAGTCTGAAGTTTCTGGGCTATAATTTTCAAAATATTTAGCCATGGACTTGGTTCCTTGTAAAAGCAACAAATAAAACTGACTTAGGACATTACATCCGAATCAGAAATGTACCCTTGGATGATCGTATTGATCACCAATTGCCCAGCCATATAAGCGAAAGTTTCACGCTCGGCTGAGGTCATATTATCGGGTACGATGCTGTTACAGAAGAACCTTGCGGTGTCATCTACTGTTGTCCTACCAGTGTCCGTAGAAGTAACTTCTACAGGAACGGATAAGGATGCGTTCGCTCGAGAAATATTGCTAGCACTAGTTGCAGGGACAGCAGACAATACAATAGTCTCCTGGCCGGCAGTGGTGATAGCCGAGCGATTTTTAAGCACCTGTTGATTTGGGCCGATTTTAACTGGCTCAAAAGTATGTACAACAGCTTGGTCATCAGTGATTACGATATTACTAGCCGTAGGCATAGCAATCTCCTTATGGTTTTAGTAATCGCGAGTAATATATCGCGCATTATGAGGGCAAAATGCCCCACTATCTCAACGGGAAGGATTCCCGCAAGAATCCGACAGACCTGTGAGCAAAGCAATTCCATTCACCACAGCATGAAAGCTGGATGAAGGGGTATACTCTACGATGGAAGATAAACTTCCTTGTGGCACCGTACTATAGGCATTACGCTCTGTTGAATCATAACTCAACGTGGGCGCAGTTTCTAAAGTGTACGGGGCCGACACTGGTGTCGGAGACGATGAATTATGATAATTCAACCGCCCTTGCAGCTTAGTGCTTACGCTACCCGGAGCACTCAGAACACCCGAAAGGGCATCAAGAGATTTCAAGTAGCTTCCCACTGGAAACATCCAATCAAGGACGAAACTGTAGGGAGTAAGCTCATAGGCTAATTCCAAGGGGTTACCCAAGGAAAAGTCACTCTTATTTAAATCAAAAGTGACATAAAAAGTAGCACGATCGGAGCGCCGGAATGAACCGGTCCATCCTGCAGATTTCACTCTCTCTTCCTTCGTCTTAGTAACCACAAAGCGACGCAATTGCGATTGCTCAGTAGCTAAGACTAGGGTTTCAAAAGCGGAACCTAAGGATCCGACAAGGGGTAGTATACCAAAGTTGGTTGCTAGAACCTTCCCTGATAAGTTGCAGGCAAAATCTTCTCTTTGCACCTTGCGGCGCTTAAGACGAGTTTTCCTCTCTCCGCTGATAGTATTAAATCGGCGGCCCTTAACAGTACTACGGAGATCTTTCAACCCGAAAGCTAATTGTTGGTATAAAGAACAGGTCTGGCGATATTCAGCCATATCCTGAGCCAAGTTCTGGCTACGATCCTTTATCTTGTTGCGTAAAGCAACCTCCCAATGAGTAGCAATCTCCGGCGGTATAAAAGCCGCAGGATTTGGGTTGGACACGGTCCTTCGTATTTCATTGTCATTCTCTGTGAACTTAACCAGCGCGGTCTCGACAACAGTACGTTGCCTAGGCATGCTAGTTTGAGCTCCGATAAGGTTCGCCGGACGAGTCCGGCTATCTTTCTCGCGAGACGACTTGAAGGTAGTGACGAAATTCAGACTTTTGATCTTATCAATGCGGCCGAGGGCTTTATAGTCCACGGTCGTTATTGACTTTTTCTTAATATGAATCTCTTGCACTTCGAGTCCTGTCATAATATATATCCTGACTATAGTTAAAAATAATAGTCAGGTTGCCGAAAGGCAACTATGACCGAAAGGTCAAAGAAAGAATCCCCTCACG